AAGCCGTAATGATGGGTTTGTCATGGTGACGCTTGACCCGCCACCGGACTTGGTGGAGATCGCCGAAGCCCTGGACGCGATGGCGAAACCACACTGGGGGAGCGGCATCGTCTTCAGCTGTGACGGTCTGCCGGTCACCACGCCACGGCAGGAAGCAATCTGGATGGAATTTAACGGCATCACAAGAGGGGAGGATTGATGGCAAGGCGCGGATACGTGCAATTGGCCAATGGCTTCTATCTCAACCGGAAGGTACGCCGGTTGCGTCGCACCATGTCATCGGCCATCAGCGCCTTCGTCATCATGCTTTCCTACTGCGGCGACAACCTCACGGACGGTTATGTGGACTCGGACACGGCGGAATTCGTGCTCGACATCACCACACAGGAGCTTGACGCTTTGCAGCAGGTCGGATTGATCGAGACCGTGGATGGCGGCTATGTCATCCACGATTATCTTGAGCACAACCGGAGCCGTCAGCAGGTTATGAACAAACGCAAGCGTGAGCGTGAGCGGTATTCTGCCGAAAGTCTGCCGGCAGAAAGTGCGCAGACTGCCGGCAGAATCGAAACAGAATCGGGACAAACACCAGAACACCAGAACACCAGAACCCAAAAGAAAGAGAAAGAAGAATATTCTTCTTCTTTCTCCAAAGAAATCGGGGTGAAGGATTTCGGTGAATCGCGGGAGTGCGGCGAAACGGACAAGACGCTAGCTGTGGAATATCCGAACCTCGACCTCGAATCCGCATGGTTCGCATTCGCGGACCGCCACCAAGACGAAACACGCGCCATCGGCGACTGGACGCGCCTGTGGAAAGGCTGGTGCCAACGCCGCGCCAACATGAGCGGCATCCCACCCTCGAAACGCCACATACACACGTGGAAATGCCGCCACGTGCTCGAAGCGCTCGGACGCGACAAGGAAACCGCCACGCCAGACCAACGAGCCTGCCAGATGGCGAAACGACTCAACAAGGAGAAATCATGAAACACGACGAACAGGTAACCATGTGCAGCCTGGAATGGTTGGAACACGAGCGTCGCAAGGCATGGAGGGAAGGTTACGCGGCCGGATGGAAAGACCAGGAATGCGACTTTCCGCCACACACCACAGAAAACCCATATCTGGAGACCAAATGACCAACACCGAGAAGACAATCATCTGCACCGTCATCACCTGCATGCTCATCATCTTTCTCACCATCGGCACATGCATCTCCATGCAGTGGTACACGTCCACCCACCACGATTTTCGAATGGAGACGGTCAAGACGGGAGACGTGACGTGGGCATGCCTCAAAGACCGAGGCGCATACATCGGATGCAACACAGTGGAGGAATACAAATGAAGAAAATACTCGAAGACATGATCATCAAGTGGCATCAGGCCGGTTACGCGCTTGACGAGATCGCGCCGCTCGTGCCGCAAGTGCCGAAAGCCGAAATCGCCGCACTCATCCGCCAGCACGACAAGGAGACCAGACTTTGACCGACTGCCAGCACTGCAAGAAGCCAATGAAGCCGATCGCAGCGAATCTACTCTGCGCCAGCTGCCGAGAAAATTACTGGGCGCTCATCAGACAGCTCGGACACGTCCAACTGCCCGCCCTGCGAAGCATCATGCTCAAACAGGCCCACATCGGACCCACGGGCCACGCGCCAAACAAAGGCAACGCGCCAATACCCATCGACACGAGAGCGCAAGCCCTCATCACCGATTCCGAAGCGTGGCTCGCCGAACAAGCAGGCAAAATCAACGCACGCTACAGCAATCTCCCGTGGG